AGTCTGTCGTCTCTGCCTGCGAATAGCTATCAGTGATAGTAGTTACGCCTCCAGTGTCTTTAATCGAATGCCGTAGAACAAACGATGTAAATTGATTTATAGTGTCTCCAGAAGACAGGACGGAGTATTCGTCAGTTGTGAATCCAGAGGCGTCTGAATCATTACGGGAAATATATCCATTTTCTTTAACAGTTGAAGTTGCTACTCCTCCAGCGAATCCTCGCTCCCTAATATAAGTGCTTCCTGTAGCTACTCCTGTGTCGGTAGTATATGTTGTTCGTGTGAAGCTTTCAAGATCTCCCTCGTAGAGTCCATCTGGCAAAAAACGTCCACTGCTACTTGCGACATAAGTAAATGCGTTACGATTTCCCATTCTCTAAGTGCTAGTTACTTCCCAGCGAAAATAGATGTCGTTGTCATACTCTCCGATATTAACGCTTGATTTCGGATTCTCGTAGGCTCGACCTATATTAGCATTTAAATTTGTGTAGACGATCTGCTCCCAATCTAGGTTTTTAATTACTGCGATTAATATCTCCATCCTTGGAGGGATATTATTTTTCTTAAATTCAAAGCCATCGGGAGGAGATCCCTTTATTTTATACTCCGCTGAGTTTATTCCAGTTGCGGATGCGTTGATATCTATATATAAATACTGTAGCGATTCAGTAGCGTTGTGCGAGATTCCTCCGACTGGAACGACTAGCTCGTTATTTATAGTTCCCGCATTGATGGAGATGTTTGTTTCTGATATGGCTGTTACCTCAAATGGATGATATCTTACTTGCGCTCCGCCTGCGTCACTTGGGAAAATTGTAAGTTGCCCCGATTGATTTGGTCTAACTTGTATCCCTCCCGCGCCTTTTGAATTCATAATCGCATTAATAGCGTCAATTAATTCGTTAGCTTTATTAGTATCTACTAAAGATGGAGACTCGCCCTTTTTTACTCTTTCAATCATAACTAGACTTCAACTGTTCCGATCAATTCATAGGTTTTTCTGTAGTAGATATTCCCTACATAAACGCCGCTTTCGATTCTAACTTTTGGGGATGGAGAGTTTGCGGTAAAAGTAAAAGTAACAGGCTGGTCGATACTTTTATTTGTTTCGGGATTAGTGGATGCTCCAAAGTAACCGCAATTATATGCTCCGTCGCCGAATGATTGAGCATCTGACGATACATCAAATGGCAAATCGATGTTTCCGTCCTGCTTCTGATCTAAAGTTATAAGATCGTAATCATACTTGATACGACAAGCTGCATTGATTGTCCCAGACTTTGATTTAGAATCTGTAAATCCTTCCGTATTGAAAAAGTATAAATCATCTGTAGATTGGACATTTAAAAACGCAGACAAGTAAGATGTTCCAATAGAGATGCCGCCGCCGCCAATAACTGAGAGCCCCCAGAACTTTAAATATGGTAGCTGGATGACCTCAAAGTCATACCAAGTCTTAGGGACTATTGCATACTTGGACTGGATCTTAAATAGACCGCCTCCGATATCCTGCACTGTTTCCTCGAATAAATAGTATTTAGTTTTTTTAGGGTGCTGAGTCCCTGCGGGAGTGGGATCATAGCTATCTTTTGCTTGTGCCGAAGTCTCGACGATTACATAGGAGTCTGCGATGTTGCTGTCTTTTAAATAGAAATTAGCAGTCTGATCTAGCTCAAATCTATTTACTCTGCCATTAGGTAGATCGTCTATTAATTGAAATGACATAATTTATTGAGAAACGAATTTGCCTTCTAAGGTTTGATTGATTTTTTCGAGTAACGCTTCACTGGGGTCTTTATCAATCTGCTTTTGTAAACCTGCTTGCATTTGCTCTTCGGTAAACTTCTCTCCTTTTTTGCCGTCTACAAATTGCTGATAGCCGCCTCCGCCTAGTCTTTCAAATCGGATCCCATTTGCCTCGCCAGCGATATTTGCTCCCTTCCGTAAGTCCTCTCCGGTAAGTCCAGAACTAGCTTCTGAGCCTTCTTCTTTTTCTAGTAAACTAACGGCAAGGTTTCTAGCTTGCTCTTGGCTCATGTTAAAGTCATTCATTAGTGAAACAATTTTCTCTGCGTATTTGATTCGTTTCAGCATTGCCTCTTCAGCAAGTTTGTCCCCATTTGCTTGTGCGTTCAAAGCTTTAAGCTTCATCTCGGTAATCTTTGCCTCCAATGACTCCATCTTAGACTTCTTCTTGTCTTCGTCCTTGTTAACTTTATTAGCTTCGATTGCCAATTGGATTTTTGAAGCTTCCAGTAGAGTAATCCCATATTTCTTCGCAACGTCCATTGCCTCTTTCATTTTACGAATCTGTTCATCTAAGGCATCAGCACCAGCGTTGTCACCCTTAGCTCTCATCCTTAGCGCCTCTAGTTCTTTAAGTCCTATGAATCGATCGTGCTCTGCTGCAGTTGCTTGTTTAACTTTGTCAAAGTAGCTAGAAATCTTATCTTCTAGTGTTTTCTGTGCTTCGGCTGCCTTCTCGACTGCTGCTGCAGTATTCTCTAGCTCTTCTGCATATTCTCCTTGGCCTTTTGCGGAGGAAGCAACGGATGAAGTTGATTCCTCTACCAATGCAATGGTTTCTTCGATTTCAGCATTAAGTTTTGCCATGTCATCCGTCATGTCATCGGTTGCTTTGTCAGTCGAGGTTGCTGCATTAATCGCCATGAAGCCAAGCTCACTTAATGCAACAACTAATAAACCAATTCCAGTAGAGGCAAGCAAAGATTTAATAGATAATCCAAGTCTTCGGATAGAAACAGATAGTATATTAGTGGCAGATGCACCTGCTTTAGCTGCAACGGAGTAAGCTAATATACCCTTAGAGACTAATGGCATTATAGTTGAAAATATCTTTAAAGCACTAATGAAGATAAGAAGTCTCTTCGTCCAAGCAATAGTAGACTCTACGTTATTAGAGACAATACGAACGAATGGAAGTAAAATCTTTAATAATTGTGCAAAGATTGGAATTAACCTTGTTCCAATTTCAGTTTGAAGTTCTTCTAGCTCTCTAGTAAAGAACTTCGTTCTATTGGCGGATGAGTCTTGTGTTTGAGCTGCATTTCCTAGTGCAGAACCCATATCTTTTAAAACAATACTTTGAACTGTAATGGCTTTTGCTTGAGCGTCTAGTGCTGCTTTTCCATCTCCCAATCCAAGTGCAAGAGCTTCTTCTTTTAGCCTAGTCTCATTAATGACAATACCAAGACGTTTAAGACCCTCAAACTCACCGGTAATAGCAGCTTGCATTTTATTGAAAACCTCTTCGGGTTTCATATTATGGAAACTAGCAAGGTCGGCAGAAATCTTAGTAATGCCTAATGCAAATTTACCAGCTGCTTCCTCGTTCATTCCAAACGCCATTCCCATCTGGCTAACGGTAGCAATTGTGTTTTGCAACTCAGCCCTAGTCGCGGGGACTGTTTTCATTAACTTTGAGATACGATTATTAAGACTTTCGGCGGCTGGTCCGAGTACAGTGTTGAATTTGTCTGCAACCTCCTCTGCATCCATCCCCAGTCGAATCATATTCTTTCCTAGTGCAATCCCTCCAAAAGCAGCTGCAGCTTTAGCTAGTGTAGCCGTAACGGATTTGCCGAACTTTTTAGTTGAGCCATTTGCTTCTTTCAATCCTTTTTGAAAAGCTTTGGTGTCGACGCCGATTAAAGCTAGTAGTGAGAAATTAGCCATGTTGTTTTAGTTTGTTAAGTTCTTTTGCCTTTGCTTGTTGTGTTATTCCATTTGTGATGGAGTATTCGTTACCTAGCCTACGCTTTAAGATGCGCTGTATCAGCTGTAGGCAAGTTAGCATTGGTGTGTCTAATACTATGTCCAGGTCCCAGGAGTAGGACGAGCATACGGTGTCTACAAGCGAGCAAATGTAAATAGAGCTATCAAACTCATCAATGACTTGGTTTGAATTACCGGAGCTAGGCATGTCGTTAAAGCAAGATAGATAGAAGCCTTGTATCTCTTCCTTGACATCGTCCGATTCCTTTATCGATCTAGCTATTTTTGTAATTTTTCTTTTCTTAAAAAATCGAATAGGCTCCGACAGTAGAAGAACCAGATGGACATAATCATCCAGTTCTGGCTCTTCCCCTATCGCTAGTCTATTTTCGGAGAATTCTAGCTTTAGCAAATCTCTAGGGGTGATTTGCCGAAGAGGAAAGCCTCCGACCATTTGCTTTACGTTTAGCAAAGACTCTAAGCGTATTCTTTTCTCAAAGGCCATTGCCTCCGTGATGCGCTTTTTGGCAGCATCATCAAAACTAGCTACCCTCCATGACATCTAATGCTATGAGGATGATGATGCGTTTATGGAAACGTATCCGCTCAAAGAGAATCGCTGATAGTCTGCTTGTGTTTCAGTTAGATCAACGCTGGTAAGGCGAATATTTACACCACCGTAAGGGATAATAGTTCCAATTGCGGGAGCAGCGAGGGAGTCTCCGACTTGAACGGTAAGAGAAACCTCTTGACGCTGTGGAACGATTGTCGAGCCGAGAGGCTCGCCGTTACCATCGTCGAGATCGACACGATTTGCTGGAGTAGTGATAGAGTAGCTTTCGACGATCAAGTCGTCGAATGCTGGAGTAGTGATAGCGAAGAGTTCAGCTCCGTCTTGGATAATAGCCATGGTTTTTTAAAAAGTAAGTTGTTATAATATAGGATGCGTTCAGAAGAATGCTTATTGTCAATTTACCAAGAGTTTGGATTAATGGTAAATTTAATATCGTAGGTTAACGTTGAAACAGCTAAGTCCCCATCGATTTCAAAGTCAGTGCCCGATGGTTTTTGATACTTAACCTCGTACAAAGGTAAAATAGTGCCTCCCGCTCCGTTCGATGTCGACCAGTTTGAAGCATTTAATAGCATTGCCTCCCTAACTTGTGCTCGGTAGGATCGGTGGTTAACTTGGGTACCATTGATGCTTGCGTCGGTAACGACGCTAATGGAAAACTCAATAGAATACTTACTGTACTCAATGAAACCAAGATCGTTTAATGTAGGTGGATCATCCGCACCTTGTACATTAGCGTTAACCTGTAGACGTGGCAATACAAAGTCATCTTGGTCCAATGAGGAAAATAAACTAGTTGTTGTTAGCCCCGTCGCATTTTCTAAAAAGATCTTTGCAGCGCTTTCAAAGTTTGTTTCGAAGTCAAAAGTAGACATAATTTATCTTTGGTATTCGGATGAGCAATCTAACCTACGTGTAACGTTAACAGCATCATCTTGCAGCATCATTACTTTATAATTTCGACTCCCATCGGTTAGTATAGTTCCTTTGGAGGGGAGAGAGGAGTATTCGCTCTTGTTAATAAAGAACTTAGTATCTATTGTTACCTCTCTCCCGTCTTGAAAGATTTCAAAGGAAATATCTGCGTCTTGCTTGTTGGCTGAGTAGGTTTCCCCATTGCTAGGAACAGTAGTCAAAGAAACATTTATTTGACTAATGGCAAAATTTAGGTTATGGGAAATCAGATTTGAAAGACTCATTTAGTAAAGGCATAATTGTCAACAAAAAAACCCCCTCGCCAATTAGGCGAGGAGGTTTTGGAAGTAATCTAGATAGATTAAGCGCCTGTGATTTTTTCGCAAGCCTCAGTGTTGATGATGGACTCATCGACGCTGTTGAGTACTCGAAGAACGTCACTTTTGATCGGCTCGTCGCGGTATGTTTCAGCGGTGAATACGCCGCCGTCTGGACCGAAGGACAATGTACGTCCAAATCCACCGTTAGCGAAGTCGCCACCGGCCACTTGACCGACGTACATAGTATCTGTTTCCCAGATCTTGGTACGTGCTGCTGCTTTGCCCTTTGCAGCGCTGTTGTAGCGAGTTGGGCAGATGATGATTTGGTTAACACCGAATGCATCAAGCATTACTTGACGGTTGTTGTACTGACCATTGCCATTGAAGATCCCGCGAACATCGTCCGTGTTGATCATTTCATTGAACAAGCTAGTTTCAATGATAAGAGCTAGACCATCATAGAAACCATTGCCGTTGAGTCGCTCAACTGCATTTTGGATATCTTCGATTGGCTTGGCACCGGCTGCGCTCATTGCTGCAGTTGCTGCCGTAGCATTGAAACCAGCAGCCGCGATGGTGGATGCTACACGAAGTTCGTGGCCAACCATCAGGTCGCGTTGTAGCTTTTGAGCAATCGAAGCGGCTGCGTCTGTAACACCATCGGCATTAGCTTGAGTTTCGTCTTCGTCTGGAAGAACGCCTTCAAGTGCGTATTGTTTGCAGAGGTAATCGGCTTGATCGTATGAGAAGTCTTGACGTGCAAAGAGAGATCCAGCAGCACGCGCTTTAGAAGCGTTGTTGTCGAATTGTGCGGCGCCAAAGACTGGGTATTGACCATTCTTAGTCGATACATTGCGAACCGGAAGGATTTGAGTTCCAACAAAACGGTTTTCACCGATCTTGTTTAGAGCTTCCGAGAGGATAGGGTTGAAACTTGCTGATGTATATAAGCTCATATTATTAAATTCTAATGATTAAGAGTGAATAGGAGTGACTTCGATAACGTCGCC